ACGCTAGTGACGATACTCCAAACGTAGCAGGAGCAGCAGGTAGTAAAAAAACTACTCACGTTGCAGCCGTTACAACTGGAACAAATTACATCGCAGCTAACTAAGTTTATAAACCCATAAGGAGAGAATAATGATTGATTTGATTATGTGGATTACCACAATAGTAACGGTTGCTTCAATAGTGGCTGCTTCAACACCAACACCAAAAGATGACGTTTGGATCGGTAAACTATACAAGTTCATTGATATGTTAGCTCTAAACATAGGCAGGGCAAAGGATAAATAATATGAATTTTATTAAAAACTTTTGGAATAATTTTACTGGTACTGAAGAAGTAATAGTAAGATCCAGAACTGCGAAAGGTGAATTTGTAGCAGATGATAAGTCTACTCCAGATGTTAATGAGGCATATACAACTAAAAGAGTTAAGAAAAAAGTAGTTAAGCCAACTAGAATTACTACAGATAATATAGGCGATTAATGGCTACTGCTAAAGATGCTCTTAATGCAATAGAGTCACATGAAAGAGAATGTAAAGCATTATACAAAAGTATTGATAAAAGATTAGAAGACGGCTCAAAAAGATTTGATAAATTAGAGAATATGATTTGGGCTGTTTATCCCTTCATATTAGCAAGCATAGTATTAACGAGGTACATATAATGAATGATGGCAGTAATAAGTTTAGCGGAGACATGAGTCGCAACGAGGTTGAAATTGACCTTAATAAATTCATGGCAATGGTTTCTGAAATTGGTGAACTAAAGCAGAAAATTATGGAGCTAGAGAACGACAAAGCTCCTGATAATCCTTGGCAAAAATGGATATGGTTATCTAACATGATTGATGCTTGGAGAATATTCCCTAGAGCGTTCTTAAGTGTGTATATCATATTACTTTATAAATGTACTATATGGTTTATGGATCTTCCAGCACCAACATTTGAACAGTCAGGGTTGATTTCAGTAGTAGTCGGAGCAGGTGCAGCTTGGTTTGGACTATATGCAGGAACAGCTAAAGATAAAATCAATAGTCAGTAGTCAATGGATATTTTTGACCTTATAGAAAAGGTCGGATTACCTATAGCTGGTGGTCTTATTATGGGTTATTTTATATTTCTTATTATGAAACAACTCATGGGCAATCTTGTAAATGACATAAAAAGTATACAAGGTATTACTAAAATGCTTATAACAAGAGCTTCTATTATGAATAATGACATTATAAGAATAGATACCAGTATTTCAAGTGCATTAAATTTAAAACCTGATCTTGATAGAATAGCACGTGCAGAAAACTTTGTAGAAGACGGAAAGATAGACGCTAGAAGAGACTAATGGATATAGTTGCATTAGTAGAACAGTTCGGTTTTACTACTATTATGGTGGTAGGTCTTGGTTACTTTGTTTATTATGTATGGCAAACTATAACCAATATAATTGATCCTGCTGTATCAGAAATGAAAAAAACTATCATAAGACTCACTGATCAACTTAGGCTATTAGACCAAGATATGATAAGATTAAAAGAGAAAATAAATACTGTTTTAGAGCTTAAAGATCAGGAGGTACTAAAACATGACAAAAAATAAAAGAGGAAGACCTAGTAAAACCGAGCTTAAACGTAGAAGACGGGAAGCTGGTAAAGATACAGTTATAGAATGGGCTTGTTTTATAAGCGTAGTTTTGTTTTTAGCTATTTTTGTGCAGCAAGTAATAGCAGATCAAATAGTACACAAGTTTAAATCTCCTAGTTTTAACGGTGTGGGCACTAGTTCCCACTATCTCACTATAGAAAATCAAGAGTTCAGTCGTAAGCTTACTATTAAAGAAGAGATTAAAGCCTTACAAGACGAGATAGAAAGAGAAAAAGAAAATAGTACACTCGCTAGATTTTTAAGGAACCTCGAATCACGAGTCTATGCCGAACTTTCAAGACAGCTAGTAAACAACCTTTTTGGGGAAATACCTTCTGAGTCAGGTACAATAACGCTAGAAGGAAACACTATAGTTTACTCTAGTGACGGTATTACATTAACTTTAACAATAACGGAAAGCGATGGCACAGTTACCTCTATTACGATACCTATCGGTACTTTTACTTTCTAGTTGTTCTATCTTCTACCAGTTAGAAGATACATATGAACAAAGATTAAATCTAGGCGATGTGGTTTCTATACAAGATCTGCAATCAAAAGAACTTAGAGATTTAGATATTCCTACAGTTAGTCCTGTTGTAGCTGTGTACCCAACTTCTTTTACAGATCAAACTGGCCAACGTAAAAGTAATAGTGAGTTTGCTTTGTTTAGTACAGCTATAACTCAACAACCTAACGCCCTCTTAATAAGAGCCTTAAAACACGCAGGGAACGGTGATTTTTTTAGAGTGGTAGAAAGGGTTGGTTTAGATAACTTAGTTAAAGAGCGTCAGCTCATAAGGTCTGCAAGAGAAAAGTTCGCTAATGAAGAAGAAAAGAAAAAACAATTATCTCCTCTTTTGTTTGCTGGTATCTTAATAGAAGGTGCTGTGATATCTTACGAAGCGAATTTAGAAAGTGGCGGTGTTGGTGCTAGATATTTAGGCATAGGTACAAGTGTTCAATACAGAGAAGATAATGTTACTGTTAGTTTACGTATGGTTTCTGTTGCTACAGGAGAGGTGTTACTAGAAGTATTGAGTCAAAAAACTATATTTAGTTACGGTAAATCAGAAGACGTTTTTAGGTTTATTGAAAGCGGTACAGACCTAGTAGAAATAGAACTAGGTAACGCTAGAAACGAATCTTCAACCATAGCTTTAATGAAAGCTATAGAAGGCGGGGTGCTTGAAATTATCAAACAAGGCGATAAGAAAAAATATTGGGTTTACAACAAGGAAATTATAGAGTAGACTTTAAGCATGAAAAATTATCTATACATGTTATTGTGTTTCGTTTTTCTTCCATTGCATTCAGCAGATAACGAAATCTACTTAGACCAGTCAGGAACTACAGCTAATATAGACCTAGAACAATTAGGTATATCAAATATAATTGGGGGTCTTAGTTCTAGTGCGGGTAGTCTCACGGCTTTTGATTTAGACGGTACAGGTATGACACTTGACATTAATATGATTGGTGCAACAAACAAATTCTTGGGTGATATCTGGGCGGATAGCTTCACGGGTATTTATAACTTCACAGGCTCTACTAATACTTTCACAATACAAGTAGATCCTACTAATACTTACGGAGCTGATAGCTCAAATCAAAACGTAGCTGTTACAGGTACTGGTAATACTTTTACTTTAAATCAAGCAACAACTGCATTAGCAGCAACCTTAGACTTAGACTGGATTATTCAAGGTTCTAATAACACAGTTACTTCTAATATTAATATTGACGGTGCTACGAATTACATGGATATAGATGGTAGTGACAATACAGTTACTTATACAGGTACAGGCGTAACTGCTTCAGCTGGTGGTTATTTTTATCTAGACCATACAGGTGGACAAAGAAACTTTAATATTCAACAACTGAGTACCCAAGACAATGACTGGCTTAAAATTATTTCTGTTGGCGGTAATGCTTCTTCCACAGTTTGCGTTATCCAAAACGATCAAGGAACAGCCGTCGGTTGTTAGTATAGGTGGTATTTCTGAGCTAAATGGCTCGGCACAAATAGTAAGAGATGAGCCACTAGACGCAGAATTAGAGTTCGCTATACAAAGTAACGACGAAGCTATTACTAAAAACGGTAGAATGGCTATCAAGTTTCTAGATGATTCTACCGTTAGATTAACTGAACACTCACAACTAACTATAGATGAGTATATCTACGACCCAGACCCATCTAAATCTAAAATGGCTCTTACTTTCGGTTTGGGTACTGCTAGGTTTGTAACTGGGAACTTAGGTAGAATAGATAAACAAAACATAATTCTCAAAACTCCTACGGCTAATATTGCGATTCGTGGTACAGATTTTACTGCTACTGTTGATGAGCTAGGAAGGAGTTTAATAATACTTCTGCCTGATGCGTTAGGGTTATCAAGTGGTGAGATAGAAGTAGTTACTGCTATGGGTGTGGTTACTCTCAATAAACCTTATCAAGCCACCACCGTAAGCGTATTTGAATCAGCACCTAGTAAACCAGTCATATTAGATTTAACCCTAGAGTTAATAGATAATATGCTTATCGTCACCCCTGCTAAAGAAGATGTATTAGTACAAGAAGACCTGACAACTAAAAAAGCAAGTATACTGGATTTTAACGGGTTGGACATAGACTATTTAGCTGAGGATTTCTTAGCCAACGATGAACTAGAGTTCACAGAACTAGACATAAACTATTTAGACGTCAACTTTTTAGAAGATCTGTTAAATGTCTTAGATGCTTTAGCTATATCTCAAGATGAGGATTCTTTAGCTCAAGCTACAAGTACACAGATAACAGGTACATTATTAGGTAAAGACTCAGACACACAGATAACAGCTTTAATAACAGGTAACGTCATTAGTTTACGAAGGCAAGTAAATGAAAGTGTTAGGTTAGATGTAAACGGAAGTGAGAGTTATACGGTTATCTTTATACAAGATGGTGTTTCTAATATAATCAAAATAAACGGTGGTAGTAATAGCACAATCACTATTACCCAAGGCGGATAATGAAAAGACTCATAGTTCCATTATTAGTTATACTTTCTCTACCCTTGGTGTTTCAATCCACACCTACTGAGATATTAAAATTAAAAACTTTTGACAGTCTGGTTAAGAAACAAGAACCTAGTGGTAATTTTGTAGTGCTTAATATAACTGAAGACGATGTAACTAACGAAGGTGGATGGCCATTCCCTAGAAGAAGACTAGCTCAGATACAAGTAGACTTAATCAATAAAGGAGCTATAGGTGTGGGTTGGGTTATAAGTTTTCCTCAAGCAGATAGAATGGGAGGGGATGAAGTCTTTGCTAAAACCTTGTCTTATATCCCTTCTGTTATCGCTATGTTTGAAGACGGTAAAAATAAATACCCTAAATCTACTGGAACTGTTATTAAAGGTGAGGATATAGGGGGTATACTGAGTTTGGGAGTCAAGGAAAACCTGAACACTCTAGCAGATAATACATTACAGGGCTTAGCCATTGCTCCCACCGAAGTTGACCAATTAGTCAGAAGGATACCCCTACTAGTAAGAACACCAAATAACGAATGGATACCTAGTTTTGGTACTCAGATATACAAAGCTTTATTTAATGTCAAAACTTACATTATCACAACTAACGAAAACGGTATTCAAGAAATATCTATAAAAGGTATTCCCCCTGTAAAAACAGATACGTTAGGTCGTAAATGGATAAGCTGGGTTGACACACCGCAAACTACTTTAAAGGAAATGGACGTTGCTAATAAGTTTGTATTTATTGGAGTTACTGCTAACGGGGTTATGCCACAGATAGCAACTCCAGTAGGATTATTAGAACCACATAAAATACAATCAGCTCTAGCAGAATCTATACTTATACAAGACAGCCCATACATACCTGACTGGTCTTTAGCTTTAGAGTTATTGATATTTACTGTAGGTGTATTATTAGTCTGGTTTATATTACAGTTGCTAGGTATAAGTACAGGAGTTATTAGTGGTGGGTTGGTTTTAGTTAGTACCGCTGGGTTAGGTTATTATTTGATTAACAAAGGTTTATTGATTGATGTGACATGGACTTTGATTTCTGAGTTTATTGCTGCATCAATAGCTTTTTACCTTAGGTTTAGAGAACAGTTTAAGTTACGTTTACAAATCAAAAAACAGTTTGAACATTACCTTGATCCACGTCAAGTAAAACGTCTACAGAAAAACCCAGAGCTATTAAAACTAGGCGGTGAAAAAAGATATGCTACTTTCTTATTCACTGACGTAAGAGGGTTTACTTCACTAAGTGAAAGCGTTGAACCGGAACAGGTAACATACATAATGAATAAAGCACTTACAGCTCAACAGTCAGCCGTACAAAAATATGAAGGAATGGTTGATAAATATATTGGTGACGCCATGATGGCTATATTTAATGCTCCTATAGATCTTGATAAGCATGAAGATAAGGCTATTGAATGTGCTTTAGAAATACAGAAAAACATGATTGAATTAAACCGTGAATTAGTAGAGGAAGGACTACCTAGTATAGCTATCGGCATAGGTATAAACTCAGGTGACGCTATTATAGGAAACATGGGCAGTGACTCAAGGTTTGATTACACAGCTATTGGTGACGCAGTTAATACTGCAGCAAGACTTGAAAGTTCTACTAAAGAGGTGGGGAAAGATTTAATTATAGGTCAAAACACTAAACAAAAGTCTAAATTTAAGTTAAAATTATTGAAACCTATAAAAGTTAAAGGTAAAGCGAAAGCATTAGAAATTTATACGTATGAAAAAAATTAAGAACATTATCAAATTAGGCATACACTGGGTTTTACACCATATATGGAGACGCTATAAAGTTACAGTATCTTTTAATAAAGAGTACGGAGACTCAGATGATACGGTACACATAACAAAAAAGATAATTGTTCAAAAAGAGAATCATTTAAAATTTCGTAACGAAAAAAATAGAGAAATAGAGTATCGTAGTTCAGGTGGACTTAATTACATTATCGAGGAACTTTAATGCAACAATTTTTAATAGCAATAATATTAGTTTTAGGTTTTAGTTCTTATTACTTATTCAATGAAAACAAAACACTTACTACAAATAATGCTTTATTAGAAGGAGCTATAGCAACACAAGAAGAAGCAATCAAATCTATACAAGAAGACTTTGAGTTACAAACAGGACAATTAAATGAGTTAAGTATTAAAAGCCAAGCAGCACAAAGAGAGTTAAATAGATATACACAATTTATACAGAACTATGAACTGTCAGCAAAAATACTTGCTGACCCAGTAGAAATGCAAAGGAAAATAAATAATGGCACAAAACATATCATGGAAGAAATCGAGAAACTTAGCGGTACAGTTGACTCTCTTGATGACGGTTTGCAGTTGCAGTCTGATTCCTAGTAAACAGATTGAGGTTACGGCAAAACCTATAGAACGAAGAATAGTTCAACCAGTTATGCCTAGAGAAATAGATCTTAAAGAACCTATGTGGATTGTGGTTACTCCAGATAACTGGGAAGATCAATTAGCAAAGATAGAAGAACAAGAAGGGGAGTTGGTATTTTTAGCAATGACAATACCAGATTACGAGGTCATGGCTTATAACATGCAAGAATTAAAAAGGTATATAAATGAACTTAAAGAAGTTATTGTGTATTATAGAAAGGTTACTATTAAAGAAGAGGAGTAAAGATATGAATATATCACAAGAAGGGTTATCATTAATTAAAAAATTTGAAGGGTGTGAATACAACGCATACAAATGTGCTGCTGGGGTATTGACTATAGGCTATGGTCATACTGCTGGTGTTAAAGAAGGAGACTTAGTGACTCAACAAGAAGCAGATAAAATACTAGAAGAAGACATGAAAGAGTACGAAGGGTATATCAACGATTATGTGACTGTTGACCTTGATCAGAATCAATTTGATTCTTTAGTAAGTTGGGTCTTCAATCTTGGACCAGCTAATCTAAGAGCATCTACTATGCTTAAAGTACTGAACAACAAAGAATATGAGGAAGTCCCAAATCAAATGAAACGTTGGAATAAAGCAGCAGGAAAAGTTTTAGAAGGTCTGATTAGACGTAGAGAAGCAGAATCTTTATTGTTCCAAGATAAAGAATGGCACGAGGTGTAATATGCCGTTAAGTAAGTTTGTATTTAAACCAGGAATTATGCGAGAAGGTACTGCCTACGATAATGAAGGTGGGTGGTTTGATTCAAATTTAGTTAGGTTTAATGCCGGTAGACCAGAGAAGATAGGCGGATGGCAAAAAGATTCTATCAATACTTTTTTAGGTACTTGTCGTGCGTTACACTCTTGGGTTTCTTTAGACGGAAGTAAGTTCTTAGGACTAGGAACTCATTTAAAATACTATATATTAGAAGGAGATACTTTTAACGATGTTACCCCAATTAGAGCCACCACAACTAATGGTATTGTTTTTTCTGCTACTAATGGCAGCAGTACTATAACCGCAACTGATAGTGCTCATGGAGCAGTATCGGGTGATTTTGTAACTATATCTGGTTCTGCTAGTTTAGGTGGTCTTGTTACTGCTGCGGTATTGAATCAAGAATATCAAATACTTTCTGTACCTTCTACTAGTACTTTTACCTTTACTGCTAAAGATACTAGCGGTAACACAATAACAGCTAACTCAAGCGATAGCGGTAACGGGGGAAGCGGTGTAGACGGTGCGTTCCAGATAAACGTGGGTTTAGACGTGTATGTTCAATCAACGGGTTTTGGTTCTGGACAATATAACACAGGTACATGGGGTTCAGTTACTGCTCTATCTAAAACTAACCAGTTACGTAATTGGTCTCACGACCATTTTGGGGAAGACTTGATAATAGCTGTGCGTAACGGTGAGCTTTTTTATTGGGATAAAACTGACGGGGTACAAACCAGAGCCGTAGCTTTAACAGGTATAAGCGGAGCTAGTTTTGTTCCTACTATTTGTTTAGGGGTTACTGTCTCGGAAACTGATAGGCACGTTATAGTTTTAGGGGCTGACCCTATAGTCGGGGATGCTAGAACTGGGGTTCTTGACCCTATGTTAGTATCTTTTAGTGACCAAGAAAACCCGTTACAATTTGAGCCACTTGACACTAATACTGCTGGAGATTTAAGATTATCGGAAGGTAGTTTAATAGTAGGCTCAGTAAAAGCTAGACAAGAAACTTTGATATGGACAGACACAGCTTTATATAGTATGGCTTTTATTGGACCACCGTTTACTTTTGGTCTTAATCTAATAAACAATAATACAGGTCTTATATCACCTAACGGGGCTATTACGTCACCTAACGGTGTTTACTGGATGGGTTACGATAACTTTTACGTGTATAACGGTAGCGTTCAAAAAGTACCTTGTAGCGTACTTAGTTATGTTTTTGATGATCTTAACAGCGGTCAAGTATACAAAATAAATGCATTTACTAATAATGCCCATGATGAAATAGGTTGGTTTTATCCTTCTGCTAATTCAACTGAAGTGGACAGATATGTTGTGTATGATTATAACGATAACGTTTGGAGTTACGGTGAGTTAAGTAGAACCGCTTGGTTAGATGAAGGCACAGTAGACTACCCTAGAGCCGTAAGTGAGAACTATCTATATGAACATGAGTTTGGTTTTAACGATGATGGTAACCCTATGACTAATGTATTTATAGAAAGTAGTGATTTTGATATAGGTGATGGTGAACAGTATGCATTCTTTAGTAAAATTATACCAGATATCAAATTCTTAAATAATAGCGGTGGCGGTAAAGTTAATTTAGTTTTAAAAACTAGGGACTTCCCTGGGGATACGCTTACTACTAATAGCACTAACGCTATAGCTAGTACAACTCAACAAGCACACATAAGAGGTAGAGCACGACAAGCTGTGATACGTTTAGAGTCAGATGATACAAATACAAATTCAAGTAATGATGATACTGGTTGGAGATTGGGTGCTACTAGGTTAGATATAAAAGGTGACGGTAGAAGATGAGTAGGCTCTTAGCTACTAGACTACCCCAGTCTATGGAGGAGTCAGTAAAATCTGAAACTTACAATAGATTAATCAGGGTTTTAGAGCTCAACTTAGGTACGTTTGACCCTGATAACACAAGACAGATTAATCAAGTAGAAAGAGATACTCTTAGGTTTAATATTGGTAGTGTTATTTGGAACACTACTATTGGTGTATTACAGGTTTGGACTGGTCACTACTGGTTAGACATTGGTGAACGGTTAATTGACCTTGGTTACGAGGCTACAGCCAGTTTAGGTAGTGTAACGGTTACTACTAATGGTGACGTTTCTATAAACATAGGAAGTAATAATTCTGGTTATGGTGTAGAAGCCTACTATACATAGTAGAAAGTTGTATATATAATAAATAGATGTTCAATAAGTAGATAATATGGGCGGTTTAAAAAGTGTAGCTAAAAGTCTTAAGAGGTTCGTAAAGAAGAACACAAAAGAGATCGCAACTATTGCAGGCTTATTTATTCCTGGAGTCGGTCCAGTTTTAGGTGCAAGTATAGGTAGAGGTATAGGTGGACTAGCTGAAGGTGAAGACCTCGGTGAAGCAGCAATGGCTGGTGCACAAATATATGCTGCTGGTAGTATGATGAAAGGTGCTGGTTTTGGCTTTGACGGTACAGCATCAGGTACAGCAAAATTTTATAATTCCGCAAATGCTGGGGTTAGTGGTACTGGTATAACTGGATTTTTTGAAGGCGTAGGTGCTAATACAGCTGCAGCTCTAGGTGCAAATGTTCCTGGTGCTGGTGGTGTTGCAGGTGCTCCGGGAACTTTAGCCACTATAGGTGAAGGTTATGAAGGGCTGAATATTTTACAAAAAGCAGGAGCTGGGCTTATAGGAGCTAGTGGAGTTAGTAGTCTTACTGGTGGTTTTGGTGATGATGAAGCAGCGGCAATGCCCGGACCAATAGATCAAAGTGGGTATCTTACTCGAGGTTTAACCCCTGCTCAATTAAGTGACGTTTACGGTACTAAAGGTTCAGGTACGGGGATAACCGGTAGTATGCCTAGTTTAGAACAATCTTATGACTATGACCCTGTCAATTCTAGTATAGCGGAACTATTAAAACAACAAGATGAATACGAATTAGAGTTCCCTGAGTTCGCTAGAGTAGGTATGAATAGGGGTGGAGCTTTAGGCATGTCACCTGCTATACAAATGGGTACAGATATACAACAACTACAACCTATTATGAATGATATGTCACAACCACCACCGGTGCAAATGCTTAAACCATTTCCTTCACTTAGTCAACCATTTCAACAAAGGAGAGGGGCACAAGGAGACGTTATGAGTGCATTAAGACCCGTAGGTGATTTTATAAAAGATAGATTAAATACCGATGAGGTTGATTCTACTCTACAGGAGTTTGCTCAAACTATTGAAAGTAAGTTCCCAGATAATAACGGTGGAGGCATGCAAGGTGGTTTTCAAAACATGTACGGTGGTCCAGGGCAAAGTAACGGGATAGGTCAGTTAAAACAAATAAGCACCACAGATCAAGGAATGGATAGAAACAATTTCAATATTCAATCCAACGATGTAGCAAGATTAGCTGACGGTGGTCAAATGCCAACACAAGATTTAGATTTAAGAGAACATGGCGGGGACATTGATGACCCAGAAGGTTCGGGGGATGAAGATACTGTACCAGCATTACTTGCTGACGGTGAATTCGTTATGACAAAACAAGCAGTAGCCGGTATAGGCGATGGCGACCATGATAAAGGCATAGCTCAATTGTATGCAATGATGGGAATGAATGAAAACAAAGCTCAAACAATGGGCATAGGCAGGGCATAATGGCAGAACAAACAACAGGACGTACCGAGCAATTACCAGCACAGTATTATAGAGATTTTATGGCGGGTGTTCCAGGAGCGAACGTCCCTGGCATAATGCCTTTATTGAATCAAGACTTAGTCAATAAGATTCAAGGTTTAGGCGTAGAAGGGGCAACTCCTTATTCTTACCAAGGTCAAAGGATAGCAGACTTTACCCCAGCTGAACAACAAGCTATGCAACTAGCGGGTGAAAACGTAGGTTCTTATCAACCGTATTTTGACCAAGGTAGCCAAATGGCTCAACAAGGTTACGGTGACGCTAGAAGTAGTGCTCAAGAAGGTATGGACTTTATGCGTCAAGGTGCTCAACAGGGTGCTGCGGGTATAAATGAAGCTCAAGGTTTATTAAGACAAGTTCCAGGTATAGCACAAGACGCAACGTTTGAAGGTTTAGGCGGTGTACGTGCTGGTCAGCAGACATTAGGTCAAGCTGGTAACATGATCGGTAACGCTGGTATAGATTTAAGCGGGGCTATGAACCAAGTATCTGGTTCAAGACCGGACTTAGGTCAAGCACGTAATTTATTAGGTAGTCAGGCAAACGTCGGTCAAGCACAGAACGCTATCAGTGGAGCTTTAGGTAATATAGGAGCTAGTGCTCAAACTGGGGCAGGTTCAACTCAAGGTTTTGACCCTAGAGGTATCTCTAGTTTTTCTAACCCGTATGAAGATCAAGTAGTAAGTAGAGCTTTACAAGATTTAGAAGATCAAGGTGCTAAAGCAGACGTCGCAGGTAGAGCTCAAGCTATAGGCTCTGGTGCTTTTGGCGGTAGTAGAGCCAGATTAGGTGCTCAAGAAAGAGAAGAATCATTAAGAGAAGCTCAATTAAAAACTGCTGCGGGTTTACGTAGTCAAGGTTATGAGTCTTCAGCTGGTAGAGCACAACAAGCATTTGAATCACAACAAAACAGACAAGCACAACAAGCAGGTTTACTAGGTAACTTAGCAGGGCAACAAGCAGGTATCGGTAGTCAAATGGGTCAATTAGGTTTGAACCAAAATGCTCAAAACTTACAGGCAGGGCAATCTCTAGGTCAATTAGGTTTAGGCGAAGGTGCACAAGGCATTCAACGTGGTCAAGCTATGGGTACTTTAGGACTAGGTCAACAAGGTGCACAGCTTAATCAAGCTAATGCTATGGCTAACTTAGGAAGTGGTCAAGCGGGTATGGGTGCACAAATAGCGGGTATGGGACAAAACCTAGCGGGTACTATGGGTACTGCAGCTGGAGGACTAGGTAGTTTAGGAACAGGACTAAGTAACGTATTAGGT